TACTCATTGAGTTTCTCAATCGCATCACTCGCTTGCTTCTTATCAATCTTCCTTGACACAGAAAGATTAAATACATCTTTAAACAGTTTTGCTGGACTGATATCCAACTGCTTACTTTTACCATCAATGAACCTTTCTTGGTTCTCTGTCATTCTACCTGTTGATTGATATTCTCCTTGTGTACTTTGTATCGCATTAGTTTGACTGATACTCTTAACGATCTCAGCGGTATTCTTTTTAGTGACCTCTTCTGCGGCAACCACACGCAATCTAAGAGCTTTTCTTAGCGCACGACCTTCTGCTCTAGTCGCTGCCGTAGCGGTGTTAAACACACAAAATGTGTCGTCTGTATTGCCCTCCCAGCAGTCTGCCACATCACTGAACGATTGCCCGTTCTCAAACACGATTTCCCAGATAACAGTTGCTCTACCAATACCATTATCATCTTGCGGCGGGAAGACTTTTGTAGGTCTACTGATTACGATATCACCGAATAGCAATTCTGCTACTCGCCGTAAACCGTGGCATAACGGTCGCCCATCATACATTTCATTATCTTCAAATAGACTTAGAACATAATCATTCCATCCGGGATCTGTGGTTTTTGGTCTACCGTCATCTATGATATCTACAACGCCGGTTCTGGTATTGGAAGGGGTTTGTAATTCAACGTCTTCAAATAAATCATCTGTTTTACTACTCATAATTCGATCTCTATAAACCTTTCAGTTTTAGGTGGAAACTTCTTTTTAATATTATTAACTGCTTCTATTACTTTATTAGATAAGTCTTCCTTTTTATTTAGTGATTCTTGACCAAGTGACTTCACTCTAATTATAGCGTAACCACGACTCAAAAGCAAGCCAGATTTGTGTAAATCTGCTTTTATTTGTTTCTGTAGTTTTTCTTCGCCCCAAATAGGGAGAAAGTGCGAAGGCCCATCTACTTCTATTATAGTTTTTATCTCTGGCAGATAGATGTCAATTTCTAGTTTTTCTGTAGGAATAAGACGTTTATTATGATGCTCAATTCTGTATCCAGATTCTTCTATTTTATTGCCTATAAACATTTCTAGCTTTGAACCCTCTTGACCGGCTTTTCTGATCGCTTCGGTAGCGAGTTTAGACATTCTGTCTTTTTGTGCGCTACTCATATTTTGCCATCTTTCTTTTGCTTGAAGAGACCTCTCTTCTTTCTCTTTTTCGGATAGAGAACTCCAGTGCGATTCCAAGGAAGAACTAATCTTAACTCTTTCTTCTAAAGATCGCTCTTTACCGGCTGTCGGGTGTTCACATCTACCATTTTCAAGCGCTAGTTTTTGAGCTTCGCTTTTAGTTTTAAGTGATATACCATGCTTTTTTAAGATTCTTCTAATCTTATTAGGGTACGTATTTAATTCTTCGGCAATTTGATAAGTACTCTTATTCATATCGCTGTAGAGTGATATGACCTTTTTTTCTAAGTCCATTATAACACTTCCTTTAGTTTGTCGATTGTTAGACCGTCCACCAGTACAGCGTCTTTACCAGTAATTCTTTTGACGTATTGACGATCTTCTTCTTTTGTTACGATAACTTTGCATGAGTTAATAATTTCGTTCAGCGCAAAAACCGTTACGTCTGAGACCCCGCTGTACAAAAAGCAAGATGTAAACTTGTTGATAATGTTAGATGCTGTTTTGTAAGTTTCCCAGCTTGTTGTGACCAACTTTCCAGTAAAAAACCAAAGATCAGTAGAATTAAAAATTCCAAATTTAGGAATCGTAGAATGATAGTCAACATTGTCATAAAATATAGACCCACTCTCTATTTGATTTGTCTCTACTGCTGTATTTAGCATTTCAAAAAGCTGCTTGCTATCTTCATTTTCTTTTAAGCTGTCGATATAAAATCCTAAGTTCATATATTGTTCTCCCAATTATTATCGTTCATAAACCATTCTATTGTTTGTTTAAGTCCATCCTTCCAATATGTTTTTGCTTCAAACCCAAGGACTTCTTTTGCTTTTGTTGTATCTAGACAGCGGCGAGGTTGACCGTCTGGATAATCTGAATTAAAATATAAATCTCCTTCATATCCCATAATATGTGATATCTCTGCGGCCAAATCCATAATCAATACTTCTTCTCCATTACCAATATTCATTGGTTCTAGAGTTACATCATTTTTGATCGCTAGAGCAATTGCCTCTGCGCAGTCTGGCGCGTACAGAAACTCGCGAGAAGCATTACCAGTACCCCATAGCTCAATCTGCTTGTCACCGTTTTTAAGGGCGGTGTAGACCTTCAGAATGAGCGCTGGAATAACATGACTGCTTGTTAAATTGAAGTGGTCGTGAGGTCCATACATATTCACGGGAATTAAGTTAGCACCCCTCATTCCGTACTGCTCTCCATACGCCTGTAATAGTCGCATAAGTGTTTTCTTTGCAATCCCATAAGGAGCATTGGTTTCTTCTGGATATCCATTCCACAATTCACCTTCGTTAAATGGAACAGGTGTGAATTTTGGATAGGAACAAACTGTACCCAAAAGAATAAACTTGGAGGTATTTTGTACCCTTGCTGCTTCTATTAAGTTAGTACCCATGATTAAATTTTCATACATAAACTTTCCGGGGTTATCACGATTAGCGCCGATACCACCAACCGAACCTGCTGCATGTACGATAATGTCTGGGTTATAATACTCTAGCACTTTCCTACAAGCGTGTTGATTTCTAAGATCGTACTGACTAGAACCTATAAAAGACACGCCATAATCTACCCCTAAAATTCTAGGCAAATGATCGTAAAGGTTCTTACCTAAGAACCCTGATCCACCTGTTATTAATACCCTCATATATAATCCTCCTTACTATTATTATAGTTTAGGAAATATTTCTTTTTCAAGATTGTTCTGTCTTAATTCTAATTTTTTCTGATATTTCTTTTGCAATTGGGCAATTTCCAGTAATATTTAGTTTTCTGTAGCATGGTTGATCGTAAACCAGTCTTGGGTAATGGCCTTGATCTGGACCTCTTATGCCTAACTCTGCTTTTATCCCAACCATATGTATTTTCATTTGTTCTAAAGCCATAAGGCATAATGGCTCTGCCATTCTAAAATTAAAACCAACGTATTCATGGTTATATTTTCCAACCTGTCCTTGGTCGCATATTGATCTAATTTTATTGCCATCTAATTTAGATTTTTTGGGTATGCATATCATACCCCCTTCAAATGTTGAGATGTTTTTTGTTTTGTAGAACGAGAATGTTCCTACATCTCCATTCATTCCAGCGTAATTTCCTTCTCTATCAGTCGCGCCAAATGCCTGAGATGTATCTTCTATAACTATTAAGTTATATTTTTCTGCAATTCTGTTTATTTCTTTCATATTACAAACTCGACCGTAAAGATGAACGGGCATGATTGCTTTAGTATTTTTTGTAATAGCTGCTTCTATTTTAGAGGCGTCTATCAGATAAGTAGATGGGTCAATATCTACAAACACAGGTTTTGCTTTACTGATAAGTATAGAATTAGACGAGGCAATAAACGTAAAGGGTGTCGTTATAACTTCGTCTGTGTTTTTAAGATCCATTGACCAAAGCGGAGCAATTAGAGCAGACGTTCCATTGTTGACAGCTATACAATCCTTTAGATCAAACCTCTCCTTGACGTATTCTTCAAAAATATTTCTAACTATTTGTGGCATTTTATTCACCTTACTAGATTAAAGTTTAATTTCTGTATGTTTTTCTTACTTTTGCAGGATTTCCATAAGCAATAACATTGCTAGGTATATCCTCTGTTACAACTGATCCAGCGCCTATTATACTAAGATTACCTATTGTAGTACCACAAACTATAGTGGTATTAGCCCCTGTGCTACAGCCTTTTTTAAATAGAGTTTTTTTAAATCTTTCTTTTTTCCAATCTCCATAAACGCTTGGTAGTATATCATTGGTTGTTACGGTGTTAGGCCCAATGAAAACATCGTCTTCTATAATAACCCCTTCATAAATTAAGCTATGATTTTGTATTTTACATCCATTTCCGATTATTACATTTGGTCCGATGTATACACCTTCTCCTATAATGCAGTTGCTTCCTATCCTAGCTCCTTTGCAAATGTGAGAAAATGCCCATACTTTAGATTTTTTTCCAATAAAACTTGTTTCTATGATTGAAGTTTCATGAGCAAAGTAATTCATAATTAAATTTCCACTTGATTTATATTAATTAAAAGATCATGAGATTTTTTACAGTTTATGTATTCAGGATTTTCCGAAAAAAAGTTTCTATGTTCATTCTCTATTGGTGAAGATTTTTCAACGAATAGCGATTGAGATATGTGGTGTCCGTTAGACTCCCAGTGCTTCACTACAGATTGCTCCTGTAGATCTACCTCGTAGGTACAGTCATTTTGCCTAACAATGATTTTACGTTCCTTAAAAAATGTGTCTTTACTCCATATCATTCTAATCAAAGGTTCGTATGACAAAAAAACAGTTGTTTGATCTACACTTACTATATTATAGTCAATTACTTCTTGTAAATCAAGTAGATAAAAAAGTAAATCTATATCATGGATTCCTATGTCCTCAAAGATTGAAACTTTTGAAGACTGAGATGAAACACAACATCTACTAAAATCAATATTAATTACTTTACTTCGATCTATTAGCGATTTTAATGTTTGTATGGCTGGATTAAATCTTTCAACCATACCTACTATAACCTTGTCGTCTAACATTATTTCATTAACGTGCGAAGCGGTCAAGGCTACAGGCTTTTCTATGAAAATATATCCATCATAACCAGAGTCTCTAACTTTTTTGTAGATATCATAATGGCTATACTCAGGAGATGCTATTAACACTCTATCAAAACTTGGCGACTGTTCAATATGTGACTCTTTTTCTTTTGGACCCGTTCCTTGAGGGTCGCACCATCGCCATTTTATATTATTTTTCGTTAAATATTTAGCGTGAATTTTTCCTATATTGCCTAATCCAATAATCAAACACTCCACATTAAATCTCCTATTAGCTTGTTTATATATTGACTATAATGTTCATATGGTCTATGACTATGATACTCAGAATAATGTCCACTTCTTAGTTTTTCAGTATCATAGTTAACATTTTGTCCACCCCTGTCAATTCTGCTAGGATGCCAGTAATCGTAGAAAAATTCTGACAAGTGAAATATATCTTCTTTTTCGTGAGAAAATATAAAATCAGACGAATAACACTCATCAAGTCCCCAAAAAGTCTGCTGGTTTGTGTGATGGTATTTATTCCTATGAGAAAAAACTTTAGTAATTTCTTTTTCCCAGTCGTCTTCAATCTTGTACACTTCTTTATATAGACTACCTTTTGCCACATGATGAGAAGAAGGAAAGTAAGAAGCAGGAGATCGTTTAACTAGCGGAGAGTCATTGTCGGGAGAAAACATGTAACCTAAAGTTTGAGGTGTATAGTTTTTATATGCATCAGCAAAACCTATTACGTATTTGTCTTCATCAACATTTTTAACATAATCCAAAAAAAAGTTGGTTAGCAATAGTTGGTCAATGCCACACGTCATACAGACTTCTGACGGAAATTTCGCTGCCGCCCAAAAAATCGACCAAGTTACAGACCAATCAAGGTTTTTATATACAGAAACGCTATCCACAACTGGTACTACTATTATTTCCCCGTACTTGTCAGATAGGTTTAAATCTTTTAGTTCTTGATGTGTTCCATTAAAAACTAATGTCGGTGTAATATTCCACTTTTCTTGCCAAACTCTAGAATATAAATTCCAAAAGCTAGAATATATAATATTATTATTCAAGCAAAGCATTACTCTATCTATTTTCATCTAAAATCTCCAATATTCTTTGTGTCCTATTTTTATATGTATGGTTTTGTTTAACTAAGTTATAACCCGCCTTGCTAATGTCTTCTCTATAAGTATGATTTTGGATGGCGTGTTTTGCATAGCCAACCATTTGAATAGAATCTTGATAAATTAAACAATTTTCCCCGTGTATAATACCTAGTTCTGCATAGTCTGGATGTGCCGATGTGAGCAAACAAGTATGACATCCCATAGTCTCAAAGTTCCGATAATTAATATCTACGCTAATATTTGCGTTCCAGTGTATCTGGTAAGAGTTAATCGCTCTAACCATATCATCACCGATAACCATTTCGTCAAATACAAATCCCGGAACATTTGCTTTCATTAAATCAATTTGTAATTTTCTGTTTACTACGTTTCCGCAAAAGCCAATCGGAATACGATTATAGTAACTATTTTCTATTGGATGTAATAGAGTATCGTCGTAACAGTTTGGTAGCCAGCACCCGTCTTTAGCAAATTTTTTTGTAGCATGTAGAACCTTGTCAAATCCATATTGTTCATAAACCTGTGGACCCTTGCAATGTGCGTCAATTGCCCAGATAAATTTCTTGGTGTGTACTTTACTCATGTCTGGCATCCAGTCCCAGTTTTCAATCGCAAACACCAAATCAAAGTGACTGAAGTATTGGTCGTACATTCGCTGGTCTGGATTTGGATCGAAATCATCGTGACCCTTTCCCCAAATTTCTACTGTAGCACCATGATACTCAAATCCACGCTTGAGACAAAAGCACTCTCTAAAGTTCCTATTTTTTTCATGGTGACCGTTTTCTTGGATAATTAAAATGTTCAAAATTGCGTAACCTCATTTTCATCGTACACCTGACCAACAAAATCTTGTAAATTTTTCCTTGGGGTTGGGAATGGTTTTCTTTCAAAGTATTCGTCGTGGACTATGCTATCATCTTTTACTAAAGGATATACTATCTCTCGTAAAAAGTTTTGATCTACCTGATATTTATTATCATACGACCCAGTATTGTAGTTAGCTATCATGTCCTTAATTCCATTTAAAAGACCATTGCGAACCCCCCACATACCGCCAAGAATCTCTGTCTTATGATATGGGTGGTCACGCATAATGTGGAAGTCTTTGTCACTGGCAAGCCATTCATCAACGGCGGCTTTTTCTCTAGTTCCAAGACGAGAGTCTGTATCTCTAGAGATCATAATATCGTCACTGTCGGCAGCGAAAAAACGCCAGAACATTCCATTCCAACTTGAGCCATCCATTTTACAGACTTCTGCACCATTGTCAATAAGTTGATTTTCAATATCTTCTGAAACATCATCGCCAGTGTAGAATCTACAAATCCAGCCCGGATAAATTTCTTTTGCTAATTCTGTGTTACGTATAGCACCTATTGTATATTTCGGATTTTTACCCCACAAACTAAATGCAATAACTTTAGTCATTTGTTATCCTTTGCTTAGGAAATCCCAACTCTTTTCTCTTCTCAAAAACCATTTGGTCTCTACCAGCATAATGTAGAGTTTTCTTAGCTGATAGATCAAAGTCTCCCGAATTACTATTTCCTTCTTCGCCGTAATGCTCATGTTTAATTATAATGCGGTCAATATATTTAGCTCTGTTAAGTCTATATACCTGCTGAGTAAATTCATCATCGCAATATAAACTCTTATAATCTGGATGGTAAATATATCCGAAATAATCATATAGCTTTCTACCCAATATAGAAAGAGTTATCAACTTTCCTTTTTGATGCCCGTCAGAATAATGAAGGGCGCCATCTCTGTGTGGGAAATGAGTTTGCATATCTGTAGCGATAATGTCATCCCACCCCTCTTCCTGCGGTATCATATCATCTGATGCGCAAATTACAATATCAAAATCAAAAAATCTTGCGTCAATATGGCTGTTGATAGCGGATATCTTGGTCGTATTTTTATCAAACTTTAAACTAAATGTACAATTATCTTTTTCTTGAAACAAACCGCAGACATCTGCTACAAATTTACTGTTATTACAGAGATCGTCGTCTTCGTCACAGTTAATATTAAAATGTAGCTCATGTTTAGAGCTATACGTAGAGAGATATTTTTCTAGGCACTTAGTAAATTTCTCAGGTCTAGCATATGTAGGAAACTGAATCAATATTTTCATTTAACTTTTTCTTCAATCTTTTTGAGTAGTTGTTTGGATCTGACGTTAGAGGTGTGCTTCAGCATCACTTGGCTCTTAATCTTTTCTAAAATATTTGACTCATCAACATCTTCTTCATCTAGTATTTCAGACAAGAACTTTGATAAATTTTCTGAGTCTTGTATTTTCAGCGAAACATCTTCTGAATTTAAAATGCTATCAAAGAAAATCTGACCACATAGATCTTTTGTTTTCCCGCACAATGTAATATTCTTATAATTTCTATATATTGGTTTCATTGTGACGGTGTTTACAAAGAAGTCAAAATCGGGATCTTTCTCATGACTAATTTTAATCTTATGGTATACTTCTTTTTTTGAACATAATTTTTGATATTCTTCAGAGTTTTCAACGGCGAGAACAGCACTGTCAATATTAAATTTAGGTGTTGATATTTGAATTTCATCAATGTTAGCTGCTGGTAGAAGTTTAAACAGTTCGTGTTTTTTTGGTTTTACTGATTCCATGAAGTCATAAGCATTAGAAATCATAAACAAACAATTTATATTAAATTGATCTATAATGCTCTCTAATTTGTCTAAATCTTCTTGAGATTCCAAGCCGCTAATACTGAGAATTACTTTGATGTTTTTTTCTTGATTTGTTGATAGATACTTAACAATATCTTTGTTCATAAGCCCAAAGTGACAGATAAGAATGTCTGGCTCAGTTCTATCTAACATATCATATGCGCTGTAACGGTTTACCTCCCATAGTCCGCTCTGGTGATCTGACGGATGGCTATTGATTCCATTGCTTAGATAGTATGGCTCACTAGAAGTTGGGGTTGTATAATTTTGTATTAGAATTTTCATACCGAGTCCTTTATACTTTTTAAGTTATTATATTTCTTTACTTGTCTTTCTAGATTTTTTATAACAGCTACTTCATAGTTTCTTGAGAAGTCATTTATGGCTTCAAATAAAAATTTTGTCTTATAGTTAATATTAGAAATTATTTCATAAAATTTATTTACTTCTCTTTCACCGCATAGATAAAAATTCTCAATCCAATAGTTATCTTTTAATCCAAGTGAAAGATTTTGCAATTTATAATTGTGGTTTATAGCTGAAATTTCAAACAGAGAATTAGAATTAGTATCTTGAGTTATGATTGAATTTTTAGTATAGTCAATCTGCGAGTAATTCTCTTTAGAAAGTATTGTATTACATTGCTGTATGAAGATCCTAGAATTATTAGTATTTCCCAAACATAGTCTAATACTTTCACAACAATTAGTATTGTAATGTATCTGATTTTCAACAACTCTTACGTTATCAAATAATCCATCTTTAATGTGGCTATTTATTTTAAATGACTCAAACCCCGTACATACGATTATTTCATAATTTACAAAACAAGACTTGATTGTTTCAATTTGTTTTTCCAGAATGGTCTTTTCACCAATCTTAATCATTGGGATTGGGCCATGAGACTTCATTCTATATCCATGATTTTCAGCAAGAATTATAAAGGTTATAAACTCTTTTATATCCTTGCGTTGCCTATTTCTAGGGCTTGTTATACAGAATTTATTTTTCATTGATATTTTTATAAAATTGAGATCCTTTAATCATCTTTCTAATATCTGATTCCATCATATCGTAATTATTGAAATCTAGATAACGAGATTTAACAATTTTTGAGGATATGGTGAGGTTTCCGCTTGAATCTTCAAACACAAGTATCTTTTCTAAATCTTTATTTATAGAAGCGTTTATATTACTTAAATAGTTTTTGTCTATTGTAGAACCCGCTTTGAGTTGCATGAGATAATTAGACTTTGATAGATATTTAAACGAATCAAAGTCTTTGATGTGTTGAACATTATTAAAATTGAATACAACTTTATTATTAATATCTTCTGCTTTTAATTGATGAGAAAGCAATACAAATTTTGATACTTCTTCTTTTTTTGCGGTACACTGTACTACTACGGCAAATTTGTTCTTAGGGTAGTCAATATTTTTTATAGAATCAATTGACTTTTGCATGTCCTCAAGGCTATCTTTTACAACAAGCACGATACCAACAGATGGATAAATATTTAGCAGGTCTTCTTCAAGTGAAGAGTCTTTATTGTTATTTAGATTGCAAACTCTACTTATACTGTAAAATTTACCTTCTTCATTTATCTCTGCTTGTTGGTTTTCTTTAAACTTATCTAGTCTATTCGCAGAGCATCCTACTTGAATATTTTCTACTATAGCATACTTACACCCTTCACAGGAAGTTGTTATACTAAGATCTGACTGCTGAGATTTCATATCTAAATCCATTCATTTTAGAGTGTACGACGGTGAGGTTTAAAGATTTTACAATGTTTTCTGCTGATGCGAGATTCATCATAGACTTTACCTTTGAAACACAATCTCTTGCGCTTGATTCATCTATAACATTGTTTGTTACATTCTTGCAGAACATTCTTAAATCAATTCCACCCACCACAATCCTACCATTAACTCTTAGTTTATTTGTTATAGCCATCAGGTTTTCACCTAAAGCTTCTGGTTCAGAGTCATCTATAATATTTTGAGCAATGATTAATTCGCACTCATTGTCGGAGAACTCTTGTAGCTTTTGTGTCAGTGGGACATAATCCATTTTAACATAATTAAATCCACCGATAGGTGCTTCATCTTTCGTAAGAATTTGTAATTTTGTCATTTTATTCCTATAGTATAGAAGATTGATAAATCTGATTAAAAATCGTATTCCATTTTTCCGTAAAGTTTTCAGTTGTAAATCTACTTAACACTGTAGACCTAGCAGCTTTACCCATTTCTACTGCCATCTCTGGATTATTTAGTAGCTGTTCTACATATCCACGTAGTTCTTGTTCATCGTTTGATATAAAACCATTTTTCCCATGTTCAATAATTTTTGGTATTTCACATGTAGCGGTACTGACAATCGCACAACCACAAGACATGGCCTCTAATAGAGCCGTAGGGAGCGGACTGAAGGTAGACGTATTAAGGAATACCGATGAAGACTGATATCCCTTTACAAGCTCTTGAACCGAACTAGCGGCTTCAGAAAGACCCGGAGTATTTCCAATAACTTTCACTGGAAGCCCCTTTGTAATTCTTTGCCACCCAGAAAAGTTAAGACAATAATCTCTATTAATAAAATCGTTAGCTACGCTCAATACAACGTTGTCTCTTTTCTCTTCGCTAGAACAAAATGTTTCTGAGTCAACATTATGTGGAGCAACAATTCCATCACTAGAAAATCCCCAAGCATCTTTATTATACTCTGTATTAAATATGTTTAGGTGTCCTTTTATGGATTTTAAATAATTAACTTGCTCATTTGTCATATTTGGCGTAGGTACTGTATGCTCCATGCAAATTATTGGCAATTTAAAGGTTTTAGAAATATCAAACGCAATTTGCAGTTGACCAAATTTACTTTGAGCTAAAATAAAGTCTAAATCAAGACCTTGAGGAATAGTATTTTCTGGTAAGATGTAATAGTTACTTGGTATTTTTGCGTAGTTTTCGTCCCACTTCTTACCTTTATTGTGATCGAAACAATAAAAATTGTGACCCGTTAGACATAAATCTGATTCGTATCTTTCATGCGTAGCAAAGGTTAAGATATTATATTTATCCTTTTTGCTTAATTTAGATAAAATCTGTAGCGTTTGATTACTCATTTATCGCTCCCTTCATTAGTTCTGCAACGTTTTTATAGGAGAATTGTTCTGCTCTCTTCAGTCCAGCAGCCTGATTCCTAGACTTATAGGAAATACTATCCTTTTTCCAAGAGTTATACAGTCTTCTCATTTGTTCTTTAATATCTTTCTCTGACGGCTGAAACCAATACTCCCTTCCGGTAAAGAGGTCTTGAAATGCTGCATCATCACATCTACAGATAGTTGAAACTCCATTAGCCAAGAATCCAGTTCTCCAATCATTCCTATCAATAAAATCTCTAGGTCCACCAAAATTAGAGCAGATTGGAGTGTTGCCAAAGCACATTGCTTCAAATGATGGGATAGACCAAGCTTCTCCGTGAGACGGACATATGAAACAATCGCAATACTGATGTAGCGCGTATAACTCTTCTTCTTTAATTTTAGAAGGCACTATAACTGGTCTTTTGTAGTCTGTCGAATTTCTATATAGACGCACATCTTTTTGGACTTTCGCAGATAGATTATTAACTAGCTCTTCCATCATTTTTGGATCGTGACCAAATTTACTAACTTTAAGTATTAGAGCTACATCTTCTGAAGATTCAAATTCTGAATAAAAACAAGCAAGAATAGACTCAAGATTTTTTCTCTTATTTACATCTCCAATATAGTAAAATTTGAATTTACCCTCTACGTTGGGTACTTTTATGTCGCCATATCTCCGTTTATATTTTTCTAATTCAAAAGTATGTGGAATCACTTTAACCGGGATGCCGATTTCATCTTCAATTAAAGAATTTTTAAGTTGTTCATTTGGAACCCATACCTCATCCATCATTTTAAGGTTTTCTAACCAAGCGAGACCTTTAATACTGGTTGATTCGGAAGCAAAAAAAGCAATATTCTTTTTAAGCTTGTTATATTTAACAAGATAGTGCGGTAGAACATGTTGAATACAAATATCACAATCAGAAGAATCTTTCTTCTCTAGCGCTAGAAGTCTGCTATCAACATCTTCTTTGTCACTAGTCAAAGTAACATTTCTGCAAACAACATCAACACCATTTTTGTCTAAGGCTAGTATATAGTCGGTTGCAGCCTGAGACCAGCCACCAAATTCCTTGTAATGTCCTATGTATAATATTTTCATAAAATTATTTATCCTAAGTTATTGTTTTTGTAAAGAATATCTTCTTGCCATCCTTTTAAATTAGGATTATTTTGATTTGAAAAATTATTATCTTTTAAAAAGCTGTTTAATTCTTCAAACATAACTTGACCAGAATAGATTTCTTTATATGTTACTTCAGTATATATATATTTAACATTTTTCAGGTAGTCACCAAGACCTTTAAGTGCTAACATCTCAGCGCCTTGAAGATCCATCCATATAATGTCTACGTTTTCAACGCCATGTTTTTGCATTACACTGTCTAACCTATGACAATTTACGTTTATTTTGTATTGAGGAAGGCTTTCCGCAGTATAAGTTCCATTGTGTTGGAACATGGATGACGCTCCCGGATTTCCGTCTGCGTGAACTGTTTCATTTTTTTCTTGGTCTATAGGATAAAAATCAACTGTGCCGTCATAGTCGCATACAGCACCTTCTATTAACTTCACCCTGTCTCCAACTTTGTAATTTTTTATATTGTTTTTACAAATATCTAACGTGTTTGGATTGCACTCAAAAGAATATATATTAGAGTTTGGGAAAGCATAATACAACTCTATGCTTTGCATACAATCTCTAGCTCCAACATCCAGTATATTGTACTTTAAATTTCTATTTAAGTCTATATTGTAAATTAGATTTTCAATCATTATTTTCCTCTAGTTTGAGTTCTGTTTTTTATTGGTTTAGCAATTAACTTTAGTTAAACAGCTTGCATGATAGTAGCTTACAGATTTAAGCTCGCAGTATTCTGATTTATCAAATCCGTAATATAACGCTTCCCCCCACAGCATATGGTCTCCCCATCTATAAATATAGATACCTTGAGATTCATTTACCTTGTCTATAAAATATTTAACGGTATCGTTTCCTCTAATTTTATTTAGATCCCAAGCAACGAGATTAGTATACGGGCCGCCTATCTCCTGCCTTGGTTGATCTGGAAAAATCTTTTTACAGAAGTCACTAAGCCCGTAAACATTGAACCAATCGTCTCCGCACCATTTTCCATAGACGCAAACTTTTTCATCAAGGGCATCAAAAATATGATCTAAGTCTGAATAAATAGTGCAGTCTTCGTCAATTCTCAGTAATTGGTCATAGCTTTTAACATAATCTAGAAATCCAGAGAACCAGAAGTTACACATATGCCTATAGTTCCAACCCCAAGGTCTTGTTGGTTCAAATATTGCATGGTTTCTAGGTTCAAATTTAGGTATAGTTATGAACTGTAACGGAATCTTAGTTTTAGATTGTATATATTCTTGTTGATCTTCACTAATGTTTCCTTCGTTGAACACAAGAAAGTCGTAATCTCTCTGTATGTTCTCTTCTATGGAATTGTTTCTTTGAATAAAAGAATCATATTCATCTATGTTTTTATAACCTCTTGTTAATAATGCTATAGCTCTTTTCATTTAGAATTTCCTGCAATTTGGTTAATTCTTTGAACTCTGAGATTTTCCCAATAGTTTCTTTTTTCACACATTCCTCTTAGCTGTTGATATGCAATATCAAGGTCGAACGGATTCCTAAAACCCTGAGAGTCAAATATTTGACTACTCTCGTTGAAGTACATACCGCCAGTTGAGGATGTTGATTGTCTATACAACAAATCTCTTGTTAGTCTAGATTCAAAAAACGTATTAAGTTTGGAGCTATCTCCAAGAACATTAACAATTAACCATCTTGCGAGGTCTTTGTGTCTAACATTATCTTTCAGGTCTGGCTTTGGTGCTGGTTCTATAATTTTTGGTTCAGAACCCCACCCTTGCTGGAACTCAATTGGGTCAGTTTCATCAAAGTATTTCTCCCATCGAGCGCCACTTAAATGCCACTGATAGTGTTTTTCAAAGTTTTCTCTAGTCCTTTTACCCATAGCCACTCTATCTTCTTCATTCATTTTTTCAAAGAAGTGTAAGAAAATTTCTGAAGCATATTCATTATCTGGTACTGCTCTAAGACATCCTGTTTCCAGTTCTTTGTATAAAGCTGCTGGCGTGATAGTGAACCCTTCTAGCTTCCTTAAAACACTTTCCATAGCGGAATAATCAGTTCCGCACACGGGAACCCCACACGCCGCAGCTTCTACTTGAGGGAGTCCGAATCCCTCGCAGTTTGCATATTGAGTATAAAGATCAAAACAGTTCATAACTTTTGCTAAATCTTCATAGCTCAAACCATTTTTAACGTTTGAAAGAGTTGACCCCCACTTCCCTGTATAGGGAGATTGAGCAATTGCGCCTTTAAATTTTGATGAGAATGGCTTTTTAGTCTCTGGGCAAATGTATGTGAATAGTACATTTGAGGCAATTCCATATTGGTTTAGTAGCTCTGGTATATCCCAACCAAGGTCTGGATAAGATGTATGACAGTAGAGATAATATTTCTTACTCTTTGATTTATTTAAGAACTTTTTAAATGCTTCAAATAAATCAGGATATAGTTTACGGCGTTGATTGCGCATAACAGTGCCGATAATTTTATACTCTGGGTCAATTCCCATAGCTAACTTGTGAGCATTTTTATTATCTATTGGAGCATAAGCTGCGTGAGCAGATGGTGGCGCACTTCCTAGATAATTAATTTTACCGCCAGACTGATCTTTTAAGACTCCACCAGCCCAATCAGAATATGTTAGACATCCATCTGCACCAGCATACGTGGCAATCCACTGTCTAGCTTGAGGTCTTGCGTCAACAGTAGGCATTACAACCCACTTAAAATATGGTCTAAATGGAGACCGTTCTGCAAAGTCAAGCATCCAAAAATCACGAATATCACAAACAAAATCTGGTAAAAAATCCAAACAAACATTTTCAAATATCCATTCCCCAAATTGGTTGCTTGGTGAGCTTTGATACTTTTGTATTTCTTCTTGGCTCGCTTTTGGTTCATTGTGCATATTTGGCGCTACACCATAATATTTCCAAGGAATGTTTGCTGCCCTAGAGTCATTTCTTTCTCCGTAAGAAGACATTTCAGCAATTTCGTATTTACCAGTACTATGCAAATAGTTTAAGATTTCTCTAGTGTATGTAGCATATCCGGTGTTAAGAAATGTAGCTTCGCTACAGAATAGAATTCTTTTCTTTCTCATTTTATTCCTTTTCTAAGCACCCAAAGTCAAATTCGTTAATTCTAAATACAATATCATCAGTAGCATCTGTTTTCATGACACCATTTCTAGCAGAAGCATAGACGGTCATTTTAGTTCCTTTCTTGCCGAGCTTGGCGATTGTTTCTGCTCCAGATGCCCATGCTTGTAGAGTGATGGTCGTGGGAACTTTCTTTTTTTCTCCGCGCTTGTTCTTACGATACTCGTAAGTGACCAATTTGACAGTACAGCAGCTAGCTCCACCGTCTGCTTCCCCCGTTTCAATCTGTGGGTCATGTAATAGATACCCAGTAAAAGTACAATTATTCATCAATTTCTCCTGTGTAAAATGTCTCACTCTATATTATAGCAGCAAGATAATAAAAAAACAATTAAATTTCGTGAATTTTATCAATAATAAATGATCCATTCTTCTCTACCTCTCCGCAAAACAATAGATTTACACCTTCATCTAATATAAATACGTATTTATCTGTAGCTTGCGGGAATACAACCACGTTGTCGATAGAGCATGTGTCATCTTCAAGAGTTAAGAAGCACATATCTTTACCCTTACTCTTACCCTTCTGACACTTATACTTCTGTAGCCTACTAACATTTGCAACCAAGCATATGTTTTTACCAAATTTACCATCTAATATCTCTTTACATGTGGTATTAGAGTGTGAAGTGTCAGAAGCTTCTACTCTAGATAAAGATATAGGACATCCAAGATACTTCTTCTCTTGTTCTACAATCCACTCTGGGTGATCAGATAGATCGTATGGTGGGTTTTCTAAAAAATGAATTTCATTTCCTATGACCTGTTTTCTATCAACCTTGCTTGTTCCTCCACCCTCTTTTTTAGTTGGTGCAAGATCAACAAAGCAATCCTTTAATGTTTTCCACTTCTTAGATTTATAGTTATCAGTTACCCACTTTAGCTCTGCCTTGGTTAGATTTTTAAATATCAGGTATTCGTATAGAGCTTTATTTCTAGTAACGCCCGTTTTCTTTGTCGAAAAGAATCCTATAGAGCAAAGAGCTTTAAATCCAGTGGAGTTTATATTAGAAGACAGGTAGATTAGAATATCCATCCAAGTAAGATTGTGTAGGGGTTTATTAATATCTTCCGACACTTTCTCAATAGCATTTATTACTTTATCTCCATTCACACCAGTAAGTGATTTAACATCTTTAATACCAAAGCATAAATTATTCTTGTTAACAAAGAATGTTTTATCCCATGTCGTTATGTTTGGAAGTTTTACCTCAATGTCAAACAGTTTAGCTTCTGATACAAGTTCGTATACTTCTTGGTGGGGGTCTTGTTTTTCATTCGCGTAGGTTAGGTATGACAAAAAGAACTCTTTGGTGTAGTTTGCTTTATACCAAGCACTCTTGTAAGAGTTGATTGCATAGCACACAGCGTGAGATTTATTAAATGAATATCGCGAAGATTTCTCAATCCACCCAAATATTTCTTCTGCGGTTTCTTTATCGACCTTTCCAACCTTTTCACAACCAATGAGAAAGTCTTTCTTGACTTCCGCCATGAGGTCTGCCTTCTTCTTACCAATAGCCTTACGCAGAACATCTGCTTCTTGAAGATTAAACCCAGCAAGGTCTTTCGCGATGCGCATAGATTGTTCTTGATAGATTAGAACGCCCTTGGTAGTTTCAAGTATATCTGTCAAAGTAATATGAAGATATTTAATTATATCAAGGCCGCTCTTCCTATCAACATAGTGTTGGGTCATAGACTTACCATCTGCAATAGCTTTTAGCGATCCCGGACGAATCAAAGCAATCAACGCTGAAAGTTCTTCAATATTAGTTGGTTGTAATCTTTTCGACCAAGCGCGACCAAGATTACTTTCTAATTGAAAGATACCTTTGGTTCTACCCTCTTTAAAAAGATTCCAAGTTTTTTCATCATTATAATCAATCATTATTTTTATTACTTTTTCTTTTCTGTTGAGCTTTTTTAGAGTTAAATCCGTTCGTCACCCATTGTAAATTTTCTACCCTGTAGTCTGACTTGTCATCGTTTATATGATCTACTTCTAGTTTTTTAGAAGTGTCATCATTTTCTACAAATGCTAATGCTACTAATCTATGCATAGCTATTACAACTCCACCCATACCTATACAGGGGTACTGATTTCTAGTAGTGCTTATGGATAACTTTTTACCTTTTGTTCCTATTACATACGGAAAACCACCAGTATTCTTATGAAGGAAATATTTACCAGAATCCATAGAGTTTAATTTAGAAATCATGATGTTAGATTTTCTATGCATCTCCTTGTCGCCAACAAAGTTAGCTTTTATCTTACTAACATCAATTACATCTTCATCAGAAATTTCATGGTTTGCCGCTTCCGATAATTCAAATAAAGTTAGCTGTCTTAAATTCATAGATAAGTATTCCCGTTAGCAAATGCCTTTTCAAGTTTTAGGTTTCTATAAACAGCGCGATGAGTCTTCATGAACTTAATCATCAGGTTAGCAGTATCCTTAACGTCCTGTAACGCATCGTGAGCGTTTTCAGAAGACATACCCATACGTTCTCTAATACTATCCATACTTCTAGTTTTAATAGATGGATCGCCTTCTGTCCACATCCAATAGTTGTCCATCATATCAATTTTATAAATTTGATGGAATAGCTTTTGCTTTTTCCTCTCTTTGTCCCAAGGTCCAAATTCTTCACATAATCTATCAATAATTATCATATCATAGCCAAGAATATTATAACCAGCGGGGATCGGAGCGAAGAATGGCGTGCTTTTCCAGTTGTATTTGTCAACAAATGCGCAAAACTTATTCCAAGTGGGTTTTAGTTTTGGCGCTTTTGCAATCTGCTCTCTGGTTTTACCAGTCACCTTTAGCGCACCTTCTTCTAATGGTGTTAAACCCATCTTGACTGCTTTATCATCATCTGTTTCAGCCCATATCTCACTATTAAAAGTTCCTTTTAGCTTTAAACTTCTACCATCTAGAGCTAGCGCAGCTATCTGAGTTGGTTGACACGTCCTTGGGTCACGGCCACCGGTTTCAAAGTCAAAGACTATAATATCTCTATTCATTTTTTTCCTTTATGAGTGCTTCAATATACATTAATTTATCTAATAGGTTAATTGCAAGAACGTCAAACTTAACGTGACCTAGAGCTTCTAAGTCTGTCATCTCAAGACCTGCAATCTTTTCTTTACTACTTTTTGAGTTTACCATAGGACACACTTGACCAAGAGGCTCTGCTGAAATGACAACACCAGCAGCATGTTTTCCTTGAGTTTTAAGTGTTCCTTCAATCTTAATAGCTTGCTCAAAATACTCAGCGTAATCACCCTCTAAATATCCTTTATCATTTACATGACAATAATCATATAATCCTTCTGAGTTATTTTGCAATGCCCAGCGAATAATAGAGCGATCTTCCTCATCCATCTGCGATAGTTGATCAGATATGGCGGCTTCATCTGGAATGTATTTAGTGATTTCATTCATAACGCTAAATCCACAAGCCTCGTTGACCCGTAGAATCTCTTTAATTGCGCTACGGCCTTGAAGTCTACCAAACGTCACCATCTGGCTTACATTCTCATGACCGTACTTATCTTTAATATTTTCAATAATTTGGTCGCGCTTCTTTCCGGGAATGTCAATGTCAATATCAGGCAAAGAAATGTTGTCTTTGGTGTTACGACCGGGGTTGTAAAATCTTTCAAACAAAAGGTCAAACTCGATTGGATCTACTTCTGTAATACCAATCAAATACGAAATCAAACAGCCAGCAGCAGAGCCACGACCCGGACCAACCATCCAACCTTGATCTTTTGCATACTGAATAATATCTTGAACGATCAAGAAATAACCAGACAATTTTGCTTCTTTTATAATATCAAACTCTTTTCTAAACCTATCGCCATATTCATTCCAGTATGGAGAGTCTTTTTCAATGTGCGGGAGTTTCTTTTTCCAGCCTTTTCTAGCAAGCTTAGTTAGGTATTGCTCTTCGGACTCTCCGTTTGGCGTTTTAAATTTTGGCAACTTAGGATTGCTTAGAATATTATAATTCTCACATTCGTTATATATCTTTTCTAATTCCTGTAAACCTTCTGGGTCTTCTAGCATAACCTCTGTTGCTTCTATTTTATCTGGAACAAAGTAGTGAGAAAAGTCAAAGAATTTCTTATTATCAAACTCTTCACCTTTTTGGTATAGTTTTCTCATTTTTGGTAGAGTAGTTTTCATCTCTGAACATAGAAGAATCCTGTGTAGGTTAGCGTCTTCTTTTTCTACATAGTGCATGTCTTGAAAACATTTGGTTTTATTATACCAGCCGCTTTTTACTGGTGAGTCAGCAGCGGATTCTGCGAGAACCAAAAGGTTGCCCTTATTGCAAATATCTGACATGTCGCTGCTATTATAGTTTCCGTCTGCATCTAGAAGAGATACAATTTTTATTAGGTCAAACCAACCGTCTTTATTCTTAGCAAACAGAGTAAATTTATCAAACGAGCATCCTATTATTGGCTTAACATCATTTGCTACGCAGGCTTTATAAAAAGCAACTGATCCAGAGATAGTTTTATAGTCGGCAATTCCGCAAGCGCGAAAATTATTCTCCGCGCATTTCTTAGCAAGCTCTTTGGGTTTAGAGAAACCCTTTAGAAGTGAATAGTGCGTGTAATTACACAATGGGAACCAAGTCATCAATGTCCTTTCAAGTTAGTGTTCAATATATTATAGTCGGCAAATAATGATTTAGTGAAACAAAAAACTTATTTTTTCACTTTACACATAAAGGATGGAAATTGCTCATTAGTGATTCCCACCATTTCTAAATGATCTTCTTGAATAGCTTCTATGACAGGAATGATTACACCTGCGCCCCACACACTAGGGGTTACGCAAAAGTCGTGTCCTGAAATTATTCCGTCTTTTTTTACAACTCTAATGCAACGTTGAAGCTGATCTGTCATAGACTTTTGATCGTGACCAGAATCTATGTAAACCCAGTCTAAAGAGTTATCTGATTGTTTATCTAACCACGAGGATATCTCAGACCTACATACTTCTACTTTATCATTCCCTAGAAATACAGACGACACAAACTCAGAATAGTTATCGAACTTTCTTCTTTCTTTTTTTTCGCAAATATTCCCCGGCGTATTAAAACCTGCTATTGCAACTGGCGGTTGATCGCTCGGCCACAAATCTACAAGAAAAAGTTTACTTGGTTTTGCTTGATGTAGAAGGTTTATAGCATTATACCCCTTCGCTACACCTAGCTCCGCACCGATTCCTTTAGAGGGAATGTGCGAAAACATATCTATTCTATTAGAGTGAAAGTAAATCATAATCGAACCTTTCTAAAATGTGTTGACAACTCTGGTCTATAAATTGTAGGCTACTTCCGTTCAGTAAATCTTGGGTTTGTTCTAGCTTTCGAGAAGCATTTCTACGCCTATTAATAAATTTTTTTACATCTTCTTTTATGGGAATATCGTAAAGGTCGGCCAACTGATTCATTGACTGCTCCAAATTTTCAAATTTAAATATTTGTTTACATTCTTTGTCTGTTCCGATACCATAAAACCTATCAAAGTGATTACCAAGTTGAAAAACATCTTCTCCTTTGCACTTCTGTATGAATTCATTGATATCATTTGATCTAAGACGCTCAAAAGAGGTGGTAGAGATTTTCCAATTTACTGTGTGCATAAAGTGGAACATGGAAACGTACCAAGAAACAGGATGCCTAATAAAACCAAAGCTATTGCAACCTTCTGGTAATTCTTCAACCCCCAAATGTCCTCCATTTTTCGTATAATTTATAGGTTTAAAATTGCACTTGTTTAATATCTCAGAAACCCACCAACCTCCACATTTTTCTAAATGTAGAAATGCAATGTTCTTTTCTTTATTTATCATAGATGGCATTAGAGTGTCACCCCCTCATTTATTGATATAACATAAGTATTTTTAATTTTATTTTTAGCAATTAGTCTAGATTGATGGGGGCAGCTTTCTATGAAATAAACTGGTTTAATTTTTTCACTAGGGGTGGTTATCGCATAGTTATTAAAGACTTTTGACTTGTATTCTCCAACATTCTTCAGGTGGTTTATATCTCTTTCTTCTTTTGTTCCGTTAAACATTATTAATTCGTTGTATTTTATACCATGCTTTTTTAGCCATTCTTCTGTTTGAGGTCTGTATTTTTCAAGTCTACCCGTACATATTGCCATACAATTAAATAATTTTGGAATTCTTGAATTAATTGGTAATACATCGGTGAGCCATTTTTCATATTCATTTTGATTTTCCGCCACTTCATAGGGGCAGTCTTTACAAAAAACACCGTCTAAATCAAATATTCCATACAGAGATGTGTGAGCATTGAAAAAATTCCATTCTAATACATGGGGATATGGCGCACATACATTGGCTATATCTAATATATTTTTACCGTCAACACACATTGGGTGTGAATAAATTGTTGTATATAGGAACTTTTCCTTTGGGTACTTCTTATTAAACAACTCTTTTGTTCTCATAATTTCAGCGCCACTATAACTAGTGTCATCTACAACTAAATAAGGTAAAGATTTATTTTCGTTGAACATTTTCATTCTAGATCCACCATCTTTTGATCTGGTAGAGTGTAGCTTCTTTATTTCTCCTTCAGAGACGCTGTATAAAGGCACAGACATGTTGACCGAAATCACTGAGGCTGGTATCATTCCCGATCTCGGCAACCCAATTACACCTTTTATTGGCGGTAATTTCTCGCATAGTTTTGTAGATTCTTCTACTAGGTCTTTAGTCGTTAGAAACTTTCCCGGTTCGATAAAACTAATATCGCTATGTGATTTTAGGATTTTTTCTTTTTTTTCATTATCCCAAGGTAGACTGATTTGGTTACAATTTTTAACTTTATTTGGTGACTTCATTTCATAATTTCCAGATATTATCCTTTTTAGGATCTCCATTCGATATTCATGCGGTCTAGCGGCATTTATATGTATGAATTGAGGTTTAAAAAATTCACTATTGAGTAGACTCCAAAATTCTGGATCTATAAATTCTAGATTATACTTTTTACTGAGGATAAAATATTCTTCTGGCTTTAGGTTTATTCCCATTAAATGTTGGTCATATGTCCATATATTTTTATATACAGGATTGTTTATAGAGTAATTGTCCGCATATTTATGCGGTAGAAGCAGAATTCCAGCTTGGGGTTGTAGGTGATACGTAAATTTCTTACCAAGAATTGTACATAAATACTGCCTAACGTTCTTAAAGCTTTTGTAGAATTTCTCATCTTTTTGTACTGTTTCTACTTCGTTTGTAAAGCACATTTTATGTGAATGTGGGTGTTCAAACAAGTTTTGGGCGTTTTTCGTGACTATGATATCACAGTCTAAGTATAGAGTTTTTTCGTAGTGTCTGACTACATTTTTTAGCCTATACTTATTACCAAGCCCCCACTCTGGACACTTGTCACCTGTAAGCTCTACGTAATCGGCGCCGCACTTTTTTGCATACTCTATAATATTTTGCCTAGTAATCTCCAATTGTTCTTCACAATGCTTGTTACCGGCTATTGTGCAGATTGCATTTTTATTAGAAGGTGTCGGAATATCTTCTTCAAGTTGATCAAAGTTTATATGATACTCTTGAAAAAGAGATGCAGTTTGAAAATTATTGATATTAATCTTGCTAGATAATTCTAGATAATTTTCTCTTTCTTCTTTTGTTGCATCTTGACACCATTTCCAGTTAGGCGGCGATTCACCCATAACTTTACCAAAGACGGAGCAGAACCCCGCCTTTTCGCAATTACATTTAGATAGATCCACTTAAAATAATCCTGAGTCCTTAGCGAAAAATCCTATAACACCAGCGCAAGCCGCAACCAGTAACAACCCAAGCCAGTAAGTTATACCACCATTATAAGTTATGATTCGGTATTTTGGAATATCTTCTTTATTTCTTTTTGCTCTAATATTTGCTTTTAGTATATCAGAGTCAGTAAAAAGCAATTCCTCAAGTTTTCCAGTGCTGTCCTCTACAACGATCATATTGTAATGATCGTTTGCCGCACCTTTCTTTTCTTGATTTTTAATACGATATATCTTACCAGCTTGAATGTTATGCATGATTATCTCCTACCAAGCTCTACATGACCAGTACCTTGCTTTCCAACGAGGGCCGGGGTTACTACAGTTGTGACGCGCTCTGAAGTTCTTACGGCGACCGGGATCGCTTTTCTTGATCTTCATGTTTGGATCGCCAAAGCGAACGATAACGACTTTACCGCTTCCGTTTCTAACGTAGACGGCACTTTTCTTTGGTCCACCGGGAGTTCTAAAAGGTTTTCCGAGTTGGACTTTGCGACCTTGATATTCGGCGGCATATGCTTCGCCCCCTTTGCGAGCTTCTACAAAGTCATAAATATTTTGAATATAAATTTCTGCTTTAGAAATCATATCCTTTGTCCAATCTTCAAACTTGACACCCTCAAGATATTCCTCTATCTCCATAAGTTGATGGTGCATCTTCATGAGTTGCTCGCGTTGCATTTGACCTTCGTCGTATTCAGCAACGGCTTGCTTCCACAAAGATTGCGCCTTTTTCCATGATTCAGGATCAGGACGATCCTTGTCGTCTTTTTTGGCGGGTTTGTAGTTTTTACCTTCGCGTTCTTTTTTCTTGCGAATGTTTTCCCAGAGACCGGGGCGTTCAGCAGCCCAATCCCACTCTTCAGTTTCTTCGCCCCAGTCTTCGTACTCTGCTTCTGCCGGAATATAGAAGTTATCTTCGTCAATATCTTCTGTGTAACCATACTCATTTACGGTGAGGTGAAAGTCTGCTGCTTCTATATAATCAAGACCTTCGGTTGCTTTACTAATGCAAACCGCAGTTCTCTGTTTCCCGTCTGGATATTCTTTACCCATTGTCGGGTCAGACATACAGCGTGACATAAACTTTGAACGATCTTCACCGTCTTTTCTAGATGGGATGGGCATTATCTTCCTCTCTGAAAGTTAAAAGTGTGAACTCTGGGCGTATGGTAGAATCCAGCACTAACGCCAAATCTAACATGACGACGATCTGGACTAACTGCCGTTCGTCCAATATTTAAACTAAATCCACTTGGCAACCACTGAATATATGGTCTATAACCTACTGGATTTCTACTGTAATATTGATGGTATAGCGGTCTGTGATACTGATGAGCGCCATGATGCCCATGATGCTCTGAACCGCGAACGTGCGGTGGTGGATGATGTCCACGTTGACCATGCTCTACTTGTGGTCTTTCTGGTCTTTGTGGTTTCTTATCGTCTGCCAACGCGACTGTAGATGTCAAAAACAAAACTGCCAAGATTAAATTTCTCATAATGTAATATCCTTTATAATTTTACCATTGTTAGCTATTCTCATTGGGCGACCATTCTTTGCCGTATAGCTTTTTTCGGTATCAATACCTAGTGCGTGACACACTGTCATCATCACATCTTCTGCTGCATACG